GCTCGGCCACGCGGTCCCAGATCACGATGACACCCCCTCAATCTCGGCCATGTGCGCCTCGAACTCGGGTGTTGGCGGCTTCGCGCTTGTAGATGTCTTGGCCTTCGCGGAAGGCGGTGAGGGTGTCCTCCGCAAGCCGATCATCGGTGAGCCACGGCAGCACCCGCGCTTCGATGGCGTTCCAGTCGGCTACGACGAAGGCGTGTCCTTCGGCGGGGATGAGAGCAGGGCGCAGCATTCCCTTAAGAACGTCTGTGACGCGCTTACCGTACTTGGGGACGATATCGTGACCACGTACCATTGCGAAACGGGTCTGCTCTGGGTCGGCGCTAACCTTGCGCGTAAAGTTATGGACTTGTGCGCCGTAGGATGAAGCGCGGCCAGTGGCACTTCCACCTGCAAAAACAAAGGCTCCGCGGACACGGGAATCCTCCACGTCAGCGAGTTGGTTGAGACGGTTGAACTTGGCGACGGATGACGCCCACAAATCGTCCGCACATTGGATGACTTCGGCCACCTCGGGTGGCACCTGCTCAGGATTATCCATCGCCAGAAGGTTCGCCCGAACGGTCTTGTCGATGGACTGCTTCTTCTCGCCGTCCTTGTAGACGGTCATCAGCTTACGGGCTTCATCACCGACGCGCTCCCACACCCACTCGCGCATCTTCGGGGATCGCACGGATGTGATTTCGCCCTTGGTGACTTCCGCCACGGTTTCCTCAATCTCTACAAGCTCGGCGGTAGCGTAGCGCATGGCCGCTTGGCAAAGCGGACGGTCAACCCGCACGCCCCGGTCGTTGATGCGCTCGTTGGCGTGGTAGTCGGCTAGTTCGGTGTCGGTCAGGTCGCGCATGGCCTTACTGACATCGCGCATGGCGCGCACGTCCTGCTCGCAGTAGGCGACCATTTCGGCCATCAGCGCGGGGTCGTTGTTGAAGGTACCGTCCGCGCGCGGGATGGACAGAAGCCGAATGAGCTGCGAGCCGCGATGGTCTTTGCGCATCTTGGAGGATATGGCGCGACCGATGTCCTCAAGGGAGCCAGGCAGACAGTTGGCACGCGCTTGAGTGGCGGTGCAATAGAACTGCGTCAGCGTGTGGTCAGTCTGGCAGATGTACCACAGGATCAGCCGCTCAAAGGCGGCGTTGTGCGCGCGTATCTGCCCACGGAAATTGGCCACCCGCTCGGGGAACGGGATGTGCGGAAGCCATGTCGTGACGGGTTCATCGTCAAAGGCATAGGACATGCACAGCACTTCGGTGCTGGCATCCTGCGCGTAGTTGTATGCGCCCGCGCTAGAGAGGTCGCACCGGCTGCGGGTTTCAAAGTCAAGCCAGAGGGTCATTGTCCACCTCCGCGATCCGCTTGCCGATCCAGGCCATGCACGGCACGGCCATGCTGTTGCCGAGCGCCTTGTAGCGCGGCCCGTCTGGTGCTTCGTTTTTCTTGCGCCACGGGATATTGGTATAGCCGTCAGGGAAGCCTTGCAGCCGCTCGCACTCCACGGGCGTGAGGCGGCGGACTTGCATCACAGTCGCCACCGGCTGCGCGACCCGTGCGCCCTCGTAGCCGCCAGACTGGTGCGAGCGCAAGGTGCCGATCAGTTCCTCGGAGCAGTTCTGCTCGCCGTCAATGCCATACGCCACCGGCTGCGCGATGTAGTTTGTCTGTTTCATCCCAGACTCCGCCGCCAGAGCGCCAGCGATTTTTCCGTCGCCGTTTATGTATCGCACCTCGTCGCGGGTGTTCTGTTGGAAGCAGACCGGCTGCGCGACCACATCGACGGCGCGCACATCGCCCACGTCGAAGCAGTTCAGCGTGTTGCTCACGCCGTCCTCGACCCACGTCTCGTGGTCGTCCACAGACTGCGCGCGGCGGGACTTGCGGAAATGGATCGGGGCTGTTTCGTACTGAACCGATCCGATTCCGCCGCACAGTCCGCACTCGGCGTTAAGCCAGGCGCCCTCTCCGGCACACTGGGGACACAAAGACTCCCATGGGCGCTCCATCACGATCGGCAAGTCGCAGGTGTTGTCCGACTTGCTATGCAGAGTCGGAAAGACGTCGATCTCCTTCACCCGTCCGTCTTGATCGTGTCTTTCGTAGCAGCTGACCTCAATGCCTCGCGGAGTGCTAAAGGGAGAGCCTTCCCGCGCTTCTCTGCTCGGCGGAGTATCCCGGCGCACGCTTTCGCGCTCAAAAAGAACCTGGGCGGCACGCTGCCAGTCTCCAAGATATCCGACAACGAACACACGACGGCGGCGCTGGGCCACTCCGAACCATTGAGCGTCCAGGACTCGGTAGGCCCACCCATACCCCAACTCCCCCAGCGCCCCGAGGAAGGTGCCAAAATCCCGTCCTCCGCCAGATGACAGGACGCCGGGGACGTTTTCCCAGACAACCCATCTAGGCCGGTAACGTTGAGCGATTGCAAGGTACGTGAGCATGAGGTTTCCTCGAGGGTCTTCGAGGCCCTTGCGGAGCCCCGCGACCGAGAAGCTTTGGCAGGGGGTTCCTCCAACGAGAAGGTCAACTGTTTCATCAGGCCACTCCTGGAACTTGGTCATGTCGCCCCAATTCGGGACAGACGGATAGTGATGCGCCAACACGGCGCTCGGGAACGGTTCAATTTCGCTGAACGCGACCGGCTGCCAGCCGAGCGGGTGCCAAGCGACGGTCGCGGCTTCGATGCCGCTGCATACGGACAGATACTTCATCCTTCCACCCTCAAGAAGAAGGCCGGGAGCGGCGCGAACCGCCCCCGGCCGGTTGCTCACGCCCGACGACGACGGCGCCCCGGCGCCGCCTCGTCAGCCGCAGGCGTCTCGGCAGCAGCGGCGTTGGCGCCGTTGCCGTCGAGGTTCACCCACCCGACAATCTCAAAAATCGGGTTGTGAACGCGCCCCCACTTCTTGTGCTGGTAATGCTCCTTTTTGAGTCGCACGACCGGCACCGGCAGGTCAGGGTTGGCTTCGACCTGCGCGGCGATTGCCGCTGCCAAGCCCTGCACGGCACGCTTGCCGCCCACGCTCGTCACGGTGTAACGGGCTTCAAGACCCGCATCCTCACCGTTGACGCACTTGAGCGAAAAGCCCACCTGCGTCTCCCATCCCTTGTCAGCGCCGGCAGGAGCCGGGCCAATCTCGGGAAGCGGCTGCGTGACGGACACCATCTTCTCTCCCAACACCTCACCCGGCCCCCAAGCGATGAAGCCGTGGATGAAGCTGAACGGGTTGACCGCCCAAGTGGAATCTTCCTCCACTTCGGTCTGATCGGCACCGAACACCCAATGCGATGGCTCGAAGGCGTCCAAGTCGTAGGTGAAAACGTCCCCATCAGCCCAGAACACCCAGAAGAGCTTGTCCTTGTAGACCCAACAGCCGGTCGAGCTGACTCTGCCGCCCTCGTCGCGGATGAAGACAAACCGCTTGTCCTTTTCACGCGGGCAGGGGCGGCTCGTAAACACGATATGCCCGCCCGCCTTATTCTCGATGGTGCCGAAAATCATCGGCGGCTCTTTCGCCCACGCCGTCGAAACCATCAGCACGGCCACGGCCAGCCACTTAGTCACGGTTTGCATCTTCGCTCTCCTCTACGGTGTCTTCTACGCGCTCGAGAAGGTCGTCGAGCTCGAATTCGGCCAGCTGCTCCTTGCCGTGCAGCACGCACCAGGCGGGGTCCATCCGGCGCAGGGCGTCGCGCACGTCGCGCAGCAGATCGTGCCGCTCTCGAAGCAGCCGGAGCAGCCTCATGCGCTCGCTCATTTGCTCCCCCTCGCACGGATGGCTCGGGCGCAATCTTCGGTAGCGTCTTTCTCGCGGTCAGCCCAATCGTAGCCTTCATACTCTGCCTCACACACCTTCGCACACGCCTCCCGCTCGGCCTCTGCGACATATTCCGCATACCTATAACGCGCAAGACCATCACCCGCTTTGATTGACTCATTCACGGATTTATCCCACAGCGTGTCTAGTTCCTCGCGTGTCATGTCTTGCTCCCCCCGATCCCGTGGAACCGCTCAGCGGCTTTCCATGCGCGGTCAAATTGGTCGAGCCACGGTGCGCCATATGTGGTGTGGTGCGTTGCAACAATCTGCTGCATGGTCGCAGGCTCCCGCGTGGCGTCCGGCTCCGCGAGCGCGGGGTAGCCCATCTCGACGCCGAATCGCTGCTTCATGGCCTCCTGCACTTCCGCCAGATGCTCCGTCCAACTTGGGTCGGCGGGGTTTTTCAGTATCTTCGCTCGCTGCCGCTCGCAGATTGTGACGCACTCCTTGACAGCCGCCTCAACCGCTCGGGCGATGGCGTCCGGCTCCGGCTTCTGCTCCGGCTCCTTCAGCGCGGCGTCGAGGGCGGCGAGGGCGGCAAAGAGTTTCTCGCCCGAAGCCAATGCTTGCCGTATTTGCTCGGCATCGGCGCGGCGCAGGGTAATTGTGTCGGTCATGTCATGTTCCTCCCGATTTCAGCCGCAGCGCGGACGATGGCTCGGCGGGTGGCGGCGCAGGGGTCGGGTTCGTGAAACTCGTTTACAAATACAGTCTCATCGTAGTCATTTACCTCAACTTCGCGATTAGTCATCAACTGTGCAATGGTCAGCCCCAACTTCACCGCCAATCGCAGCGCATCGCCGTCGTCGGTGAGGGGGTTCCAAAACTGAATTTGACCCGCGCCGCAAATAATCAGGCCACCATCGGGCGCAACATCCAATTCCTTACCTTCCGGTAGCGGCAGAATCCCCGCCGCCTTCGCTGCGAGTTCCAAAAGTTCGCGGTCGCTCACGGCTTCACCTCCCGCGCCCACGATGCAAGCCGATGCGGTAGCACCAAAAACCAGAACAGGTCGCGCAAAATATATCGGTCAGCCCAGTGACGCTTGCTCACGGCTTCACCTCTCTCTCCCACAGCATCCTATCGGCGTGGATGTACCTCGCCCGCTCCCGCGTGAACTTCGTGCCGTGCTGAATGTCTGCGATGTCAGCGTCGGTCGCTTGAGACGCAAAATAGTCGCGCAGGGTCATGCCGTCGTGGCCGTCGTATGCGTGCCTCGGAAACGCCGGGCCGCCGTCGTTGATCGTGCTCATATCGTCGTCCTCTCCTGTTTGGGTCCAGAACACTCGCCCTTAAACATCGCGTGACACCGCCCGCCGCCGTCCAGGCAAGCGGGATACCTGCACCCGGCACGCTGCCCGCGCAGCTGCTCGAGCTCGGCCTCGAGGCGGTCGATCCGCGCCGAGTACGCCGCGCAGCGCAGCAGGGCGCTCTTGATCTCGGCGCGGTACTCCGTCTCGGTGTGCTGGCGTGCCAGCCACGCCAGATCCCACTCGTCGAGTTCAACGGTGCTCACGCGCCACCTCCTCGAGGGACTTCGCCACCGACTCGCGCGCGTAGCCCACCGCCAGCAGCATCGACACGAAGGCGCGCAGGGCTTCGGTGCTGTTGTCGAACTCGTCCACCTCGACCTCGACCGTCGTGGTGTCGAGGTAGGCCTGGATCGTCATCAGTTTCCCGCTCATGTCAGGCCGGCTGT